CTAAATTTCATGTCCCGCCTCTGCAGCAGTTGTTAATGTCTTATTTAGTATTTAGTGAGTTCTGATAATCAAAACCTCATCAGATTTTGGTCCACCATACTCTTGTGGAATTTTAGCACCCACATTACCACGCTCAAACACCACAATACTATCATAACACGACATGCACTTTGTTTCATGTGTGAAGAAATCTGGTGCAATTTGACCTTTGGTGTGGTCTGCATTCAACTTATCAATCATGGTCTTGGCCACATTGTTGATTGAATCTGGATGGTCAATAGAACCTCCATGAGAATTCCAATATGCCGCATGTGTATCTTCAATGAAGTAAACACCATCTTTAGCAATCTTTGGATACAAGGACTGGAATGTTTTGTTCACATGGTCAACATGGTGACTGCCATCATCCAAAACCAAATCAAACTCACCAAATTCATCTACAAGGCTTTGTAAGAATTCTGGATCAGATTGGTCACCGATGCGGACATGGACATTATTCTCAATATCTTCAAAGTCTTTACAACTAGGCGTAATATCAATACCTACGATTGTGCTATCAGGATGGAAGTATTTTTTCCACATCTCCAATGAACCACCATTCAATACACCAATCTCCAACATCTTAATTGGTTTATCTCGTAGTGCCGCAAAGTGTCGGTCATATACCCAAAAGTAATGAGTCCACTTTGTAATCTTTTTGCCGGTGTTGTTTAGCCAGTATTCTTTTAAATCCATATTAATATACCTCAGTTGCGCCTGTACTGGCCATGATGCCAGAACAATGCAGTTTATCAAATTCAATCACGTATCGTTTATCTATGTTCATGTGGTGTGCGTGTTCTGTATCCATTCCTTGATTAGTATTTTCTAAACAAGCCATCAAAGTTGCCATGTAATCCTTCACCAATGATGGGCACAATGAATACATCCTAGTGATGTACAAGTGGTCTGTCAACATCAACTTAGCTTCATCAGGCATCCAAGATGGAATGGCCTTCTTAAACACATACTTTCCAAATAGACCATCATACTCTTTTAAATCAAACTCATCAAGCAATACTGTACGTGCCGAGTATTTAAAGATACGTTTAACACTATGCATCATACTCATCAAGTCTGGATTGTTGTACAACACATTAATTGTTTTCATCAACAAGACAAGTTCAGCTTGGCTTTTCATACCACCGCTTGCATAGTGATTCACATCTTTATCTTGGTGCCATACTGCCATAATGTCGGCATGGCTTGAAATGTTTTCTAACCACTTTTGGTCAACTTCATTTGGTGAACCATCAGTAAAGAAAATGATATCATTTGGAAAGTGTTTACGTAGAGACACCAACGAATCAATCGTTTGTTTATATCTGTCTTCATTTGGAATGACGCCGATGTTTGGTGCCAATGCCGATGTAACAATGATTAGGTTTTTATCAGGTAAGAGACTCATTATATTTTCGCCAATCTTCTATTGTTCCAACATCATTATAACCTTGTACATCCTTCTCAAAGAAGATACAATCGTTCATTAGGCATTCTTGTATGATGTGTGAAACAAAAATTTCATTATGTACATTACTATTTAATTTCTCATATGTATCAACATAGAGTTTGATGGATTCAAACTTATAACCACCAACACAAAACTTATCAGATACCACTTTCTTCTCAATGATATCAGTAATAATGCCTTGTTCATTTGAAACCACGAAACTCTTGGCAGCCAAATTACTTAACATGAAATGGTTTGCAATTCTACTGATACAGACATAGTTGCCAGGTGTATTGGTATGTGTGAAGTAACTATCACAGTCTTTAATCAAAAACTCAGAGTCTTCAGGTATATTTGCAGCCTTAATAATCTGATAAACAGTATCAGCAGGACCACTTGTTACTTTTGGAATAACAATAATGTTAATCTTATCACCAAACTGAGCCTTTAAAAGGTTGTAAGAATCGTATTTGTCAATGTGTGCCTGAAGAATACCAACAGTAACATTGTGACCCTCAGACAAATATGGGTTGATGGATTTAGCTAACATCATTCTGTCATTTTTATCTAACAGAAGATATTTTGGTTTCATATTTGGAAACCTAGTTGATAGGCCTGCGGCCGGTACAATTACTTCCATAATCTATTAATCTCTTTCACTATAAATTGTCTTTCCATGTCGCCTGGTTTTGTGTGTAGGTACACTCGCAACAACATCAATATTAGAATATAATCATTGTTGGCTAATGGAAACTCTTTTAGAATTCTTTTCTGTATGCTTGACAACTTAACATCTAACATCAGGTTTGTATCACGTAGAAACCATTTGCATTCTAAATCCTGTCTGAGTTTAGCAATATCAAATATGTATGAATCATATTCAATAGTAACTGCGTCAATCATATAGAATTCGTTGCTTGTATGCAGTATATTCTCCAAAGTCAAATCACCATGATACTGTGACTGTGGTAGAATTTTAGGCAACTTAGCAATCAATTCATCTTTGGTAAAAGGCAAATCTTCTTTATCAACCCATTCCAACTTCTTATTATACACTTCTGTGTAGTCTTTGTCAACCACACTATCCGCAAAACTACTTAATATATCTAATAGAAAATTGGTTAAATTCTGTGTTGAACCAGATAACAAATAGTTCTTCATGTCTAGGCCATGAATATATTCCATATCCAACACGGGGTCTTTGTATTCAAAGATGTTAGGTACAGGATAATAACCAGCGAGAGAAATTAACCTCTCGTAGTTTCTTTCTGTGTTACCAACTTTTCTAATGAATTTTTTATACTTATCAGACATTAGATAGATTTTACTACCAGAATGTCCTTTAAGTTCTTTAATTACTTTTTCTTCCATTCGGCAGCATCATCCCTAATTAAACTATGCCAAGTGCCGTTAAATTGGCCAGGTGGAAATGGGTTGTTCATGTTCACATAAACTAGATTCTCACCAATAAGACTGTGGTGGTGTAGATGAGCTCTCATCATATCTTCACCAATCATCTGAACACCTTGGTCATAGTAGTGTTCCATATTCAAGTAAATTGACATTCTACGATTCATCACATTTGAATTACCAAATGCAAATTGGTCATTGCCAAAATCACGTTCAGGCACCATTCTGCAATTTGGAATATACAACTTAGTTGGATCCAAATCTGCAAATGGAATCTCCACATTCAAGGCATAATCTGTACGTGATTTGATAACCCAATCATACAGAAACTTTTTATCCATTTCCTGTTCTGTCTTATACAACATAGTTTGAAAAATAGAATACAACATAGCCACCGTGAAGCGTGATGGGTGTGCCTGTGCATTTGGTGTGTTTGTGTACTTCTTATCAAAATCACCAACCAATGGTTTCTCAACCACCATCTTTACAGGTTTATACAACTGACGGAGTTCTTCAAGGCCTTCAGCTTCCCATGTGTGAATGAATATATCCACATCGTGTTTGTCTAATAGGTTTCTTTTATAGTATTCATAACCTTGTTTGAAACTTCTGGCTTGGCCAGATAAACATAAAGCAATTTTCATATCATCTTCTTAAAAATACAGGCAAATCAACAACAGTATATGGTGTGTTTGTTTCAAAAAAGTTTCTCATACACAACATGTGTGGGCAATATCTATTCTCATCATGTAAACGGATATCTCTTTGAGCATTTTCCCAATAGAATTTAACTGATAACCATTCTTTCATTTTCTTATTGAATCTACGTGACAAGATATCTTCTGCTCGTGGGTAGAAGAAGTAGTTGTCTGCATATTTCCATGGAACAATAGCAAAGATATCAGACACCATACCATACTGCTCATTGGTTGGTGTAACAACCGCATCAGGAAATTCAGAAACAATTGCTTTGATTCTGAAGGCATTCATATGTGTATCAAATCTGGAGAATACAACATTATCATATTCTTTTTCAATCAACTCAAATGCTTTTCTACGTGCAAAGTGCATCGATAGTGTTGCAAAGTTTTTATCTGGTGTAATAAGTTCTTTTGGATTTTTTGTTACGATTCTTTGTTCAGCCTCAAGGAATTCTGGCAGATAAATTTCATTCTTCTCTGCCTTCCATTTAATTGGCTTCAAAGTCTTAACAACAAAATCAATTTCATCTTGGTTGCCTTCATCCCAAATATACAGATACACATCCAATTCATTGAAGCGAATAAAATGTGTTAGTTCTTCTGCGATACTTTTAAAGGTTCTTACATGACCTGCCATTACTAATGCGTTACTCACCGTATTTCTCCTCAATCATCCGGCGCATTTCAGGCACTCTATCATATTGATGAACAATATGGTATGGAATTCCTTTTGATGTGGTCACAATACCTCGGTACATAGAAGGAGATGGTTCTAACAGATGTGGTTTAAATTGATTAATCTTACTAGGGTCTGCTGTTGTGCCCAACTGGCAAGCCCAACCTGTTTCTGATTGAGTATAAAGAGAAGTTTCTTTATAAGGACTCATAGAGACCATGAAGTTAAATGTTGATTGGTCGCAAATTGGTATCGGACAGTTTGCTGCCATGGTGAAGATGTTAATTGCCAAATCACGCACCGCAGAGCCAGTACCAGCAAGAACACCAACATTATAGATTTCATTTTCTTTGTAAATTCCGTGTACATAAGGGCCAAAAGTCTCCAACAGGTTTTGGTTGCCCCAAGGTTCGTCTTTGTATAACATGCTCTCAGAAGAAAACACCAGATTATGTCTAAGGCAATTTGCTTCTAAGAAGTCAATAGGGTTGGATTGGAAAATAACATCCTTTACGTCTGTCGTAATGACGTAACGATATTCATTTTTGCGGAGATATTCGTAGATATGGCCAAATCGCTCAACGTGGATTGGCATTTCTGATTTGTAGGTCAAGTTACCATCGGAATCTTGGTTGAATCCAATAACTTTAAAACCTGCTGCGTTAACTTTTTTAACTGTGGCTGCATCACAGTTCATTAGAATCAGGACTTTATCACCTTCAAATCCTGATTTATTAATGGAATTAATCCAATATTTTAATTTGTCCCAATCATAGTTGGTACTTGCACCGATTATCAAATCTTTCATAATATACTCCAGTTGGTTTACTTAGTTGTTTTGTAGTCTTTAAATGAGGTAATGTTTTGGCCTGGCGTGCCTTTTTTATAGTTGTTTGCCAGAGTATCTGTTCCCCATGCACCTGCGCCAGATTTAGGCAGGATATCAGGTTTAATTTCTTCATGCACACTCTTATGTAGTTTGACTCCTGTAACGTCTTGGACCATCTTCCATGCGTCTTTGTGGCGCTTGTTCTTCACATGGTCATCAAACTGTTTTTTCTGTTCTGGACTAGCATTACTTTTAAACTTAATCAGTTCCATGATACCGATATTGCCTGCATAGGCTGCTTCCATTAGTTCATCGAATTCGGTAAATTTCATTTCAACCTCGTGTTAGGTTTAATATCTTTTGAATTTGTGCCTCTAATGCCGGCTTGCGGTTAGGCCACTTAATAATCGGTTGGTCAGCAGTCTTTAACAACCTAGTTAAGAAAGGCAGAATCAACTTTTCAACTGCTTCTAATCTTGCTTTGTATTCTTCAACTGTTTCATCTTTTTCCGCAATAACCGCATTATATTCTTCTTCGTCAGTTGCCGTAAATCCAAAGTCGTCTTCACCATACTCGGCTAAGATTTCGGTTAAATCAAATTTCTTATCCATTACTTGCTCCAATTCTTAGCGGCATTAAAGTTAGCATGAGCAAATTCCAGTCTATCAATCAACTTAACAGCATTACCTTTTAACCTATCAACTGCCACAAAACCTTCTGGATTGGTAACTTTGAAACCATCATCAGTACGTAAGAATGTATTGGTTACTTGTTTCATTTGTTGCAACTTCTTAACAATCATATTCTTAACATCAACCAACTGATTCATCAAATCAAAAATGTTTTTCAAGTCTGTTGACGCATTACGGAAGAAACGCATAATCTCTGTTTTCTCTTTGATACGTTTCTGTCTGGTTTCTTCCTTCTTGGCATCAATAATGTCTTTGTTCAATTTAGCCTCAACCCAACGAATCAACTCTAGTGTGTGAGCTCTTGTGTCTTTAATCTTCAGACCTTCACGCACTTTGGTGTTATTGAATGTTTTAATGTATGTAAGAATAACATCACTTGTTGAAATACGATTCAAGTTTAATGAATTGATTGTTTGAAAAGTTCTGCCTGCTTGAGACAGAATAGATGTGACAGTTCTTGTTTCTTCTTCGGTAAATGAGGCAGTGCCTGAAGCATCAACAAAGTAAGCATCACGGAACCAAACATCTTTGGTTGTTGTAAGATTCTTAATATCAATGTTGAATGAGGCTTTCATATCAGAGAATGTTTTACCTGTATATGAAGTATGAAACACCACACCCATCTGAGCAGCCAACATCATTTGTGCTAACTTAGAATCAGCAGGCACAGCATAGACAATTGTATTTGGTTGAAATGTGATGTAGTCTTCACCATCAATTGTTTTGTTCTGTATATCACCTTTAGCAAACATCATGTCGCCTTGTAATACACCCTTAATGCCTAATTTTGGCAAATAACGTAATGCAACTTTAAGTTTGGAGTTTAATCCTTCTGAAGCATGGTTTGCATCAATGTCTGCATCGGTGTAGTTTAACTTAGGATTGGCATTGAATACACCTTTTGTACCAACAAAGAATTTGCCATTGTCTGGATTAATACCACAGAAAATAGCAGGTGCACCATCCCATTTTGTAGTTAGGTTCACCTTAGAATTAGAATGGCCTGCGAGCATGTCACGGAGAGATTGCAAGAAGTTGATTGCATCTCTAGCACCAGATACACCACGATTCAGAACTTCATCTTCAATGTGTTCTAGGTGAAGGTTAGCACCTTCTTTTTTTGATTCGGTTAAAAATTGTGTGAATTTCATTTTAATATATCTTTACAAATGGACCGTTTGTGTCCCTAAATTCTTTCTTTGCGCCATAATATAAAGTTTTCAACCAATCCTGCATCAATCCCTTTTTATCTATCACAGCCCATGCATAAGCCCAACGCATACAAGTTAACTTAGATGAAAGTCTTCCACCTGCATATTTTGAACCTTCTTCTCTAATACAATAATCCAATACTTCAGCAAAAGAACCACTTGAAACTTGTTTTCCTTTATACACGACCTTCATATCACCAAAATCTATACTCATATTGTTTACTTTGAATTTTGATAATTCTTCTTGAAAGTCAACCCAATACTTTATAGTTTCTGGCGTCCATTTACCAACTGGTGGAATGTGCGGGTCTTTACCAGCATTTACAGGTCTAATAATTCCTAATTTTGAATAATTTTTAGAAAAGAATTCATCAATAGCATCAGCAGAAGATTTACCAATTTTAGCACCAGCGTCTTTACCAGTTGGTGTCAAATCAGTTTGCACACCGCCTCTAGGTGTTGACATGTTGAAGTTTCTGGTTTGCCAATTGACTAAACTCTCACCTGCTCTAAATTGTCCTGCAATTTCACCATTATCTATTTCTGTTGGAGTTTTATTATTTGTTCCAAAGTTTGCATAACATTTAAGTGGCCCAACATTTTCAAAAACCAATTCTTTTGCTTTGCCTTTACCCATATTGGATAATTCTAAATCAGCTTTAATTTTTGTTTTTGAAATAGCTTTTAGTGATACTGGAACCAAATCTTTAGATTGTATCAACTCTCTCATATAAGCATTTAATGAATATATATTTGCCATTTCATCGGGGTTTTTAGTAATAGAATCGAATTTCTTTTTGATATCTTTTTCTTTAGTCTTTCTGACCATGTAAATATCAGCTGGGTCCCAATTGTCTTTTGTGGAAACACCACATCTACTTTTAGCAATGTCCTCGATGAAAACCATGAAACCATTTTTTTCATCACGGGAATATTCATAACCTTTATTTGTGCCCAAGTATTTCTTTAGGGCATCGGCTTGTTTTTGAAAGGTACTCATCCATGCGGCTCTTAGTGCAAGGTTCTTTGCAAGGTCTGGATAAACTTGCACAACTTCAGAAAACATTTCGGACTCTGAAGGTGGTTTTGCACTTTCAATATATTTTCTGAAATACACTTTCGAGGCGTTTTCTTGTTTTGCAGTTTCGATTGCGTTACCGGCCATGTAAACACTCCATTTGTTATTGGAGTATTTATCCTACCAGAATTACCGAATTATGTCAAGCACTTTATCACCAGTCCAAACTTCTTGTTCTGTACGAATACGACCTTCTGTCTTCAAGGTCTCAAATCGATTAATAGCCTTCTTACGCCACCACTCTGTAATATTGGTCAGATTATGTTTCTCATAGTTCTCACCTGGAATTAACTTGTCAGTCTTTCCATTTACAAAATCAACCATGTTCTTAAAACCATAGTCTGAAATGAAGTAACGTTTCTGTTCATTCA